CCCTAACCTGATTCGTAAGGAGTAAGATTATTCCTTTTTTAGCCACTTCCCTTGCAATCCTACGGAGCCCTTCAGAGAACTCCTTGGCCCGTCTCATTCCATATTGATCTTTATCTTCCATCTCCATTTTTGTTGAAAGAGCAGCCAAACTATCACAAGCAATGACATCTATCAATCTATCCGAAGAAGGTTCCCAATCCCTTATTATCTGAAAAACCTCCTCTACAGTATCAGGCATGAAGTAATTTTCTTCCTTGATGTCTAATCCATAGAGAAGAGAATACTCTTTATCTAGTCTTCCTTCAGGATCTAAGAACAGAATCTTTCCTCCTTTACTCTGAGCTGCAGAACAAGCTTCTGACAATAAGGCTGTTTTTCCTGAACTTTCAGGCCCAAAAATCTCTACTACCTTCCCTTTAGGAATCCCACCAAATTTACTCCTACCCCCTGAAATTGCCAAATCTAACAAGGTAGAACCAGTAGATAGTAAATCTTCATCATCATAACTATAGGAAGGAGGGGAGGTAGAGGAAGAAAATTCAGGGGTGTTGTTCTCTTCCTCTACCTTCTTGGAAGATGAAGTCTTCTTTTTTAATTTTCTCATGATGAATGTTTCTCCTCATATGCTTCTTCACACTTACCATAAACAGGACAATTGTCGCAATCATCATAAGCATCTATATCATCACCAAAGATATGACCAAAAGGGCATTCCTCTTCTTTTTTGTTTTTCTTTGTGCTTTTCTTCTTCCTCTCCAATCTCCTTTTTGTTCTTTCATCTACTACTGATTCTTCCTTTTCATTCTCATCTTCCTCAGATTCAAGCTCTTCTTCCTCATATTCTTCTTCCCTCTGTTCTTCTCCTTCAAACGCCTCTTCAATGTTTATAGCATCCTCTGTTTCTTCCTCTTCCTCCAAACCTTTGAAATCCCTCTCTATCTCTTCATATGTAGGGATATGAATAATTTCATCAAGAACAAAAGCATCCTTCATTAATTCCTTAATATACTCTTTGTCTTCCCTATCAACAAACTGATACCCTGAATAAGAAGTACTTGTTGCTCCTACTCCATCTCTACTGAATGCAATACTCACCCCTACATCAGGATCGGGAAAGTAAATCATCCTTTGCTCTACCTTTCCATGTTTAGCTGGAATCCTAGCCAAGGAAATAAACTGTCTCTCAGCAAACCAATGGGCTACCTCCCAAATCTGCACTCCTTTAGCCTCCTCCTCAGGATTGTCCTGGCAGAAAATATTGTAGATTACTCTCCTTTTAGGTTGGAGACTCTTAACTAAATCTTCATCGCAATCATCTTCACTTTTTAACCTCTTTATCTCCTCACAGATAGGGCAAGGCTTCCCATAACTCCGCAACGGGCACACATACTGTGCATCCAGAACACCAACTCCTTGGTGCACCCATAAATCCAAAACATAGGTATCTTCTCCTTCTTCTGCCACAGGATCAAACTTGCCTGCCTTATAAGGAATTATGTCTATCAAATGTTGTCCTTTTCCACACTTCCAGAACTTTTCTGCAGGAACTGAGTCCTTAAAAATTGTTTTGAAAGAACCAAAAGAATCCTTGGTCTCCTCAGACCTTTTCATCCTCTCCTCAAACCGACTACGCAACCCTTTCTTCCTCATTTTCTTTCCTCCTATCTACTTTTACTTTTTTCATTGTTATTTCTTGTACCCTCTCATCCAGTAACCTAAAAAATGACAGAAACACTGCATGAGAAACTACCCTAAACCATAGGTAAGAACCCAAAAGAAACACAAGGAACAAAAAACAGTAATAAAGTTCCTCTTTCATCTTACTTACCTCCTTTCTTCCTTAACTTACTTCTTATCTCATCTCTTACTTTTTCTTCTCCTCCTTTCTTCGAATAAGGATCTGAATAATAAAGAGCAATCCATAGACGAACTTCGTTCTCCAAGGCTGACCTCCTCTGATCAAAAGCATCTTTAGCAGCAGAAAGTATATTTACATCTCTCTTTAAATCAATCAACTCTAATTCAAGTTTCCTTATTGACTCATCAAGAGAAAGAAGTGCAGAAACTGCTCCCTCAGTCACTTTTGCTAACCCATATTTACCAGGATTAGACCTTATATCTCTATCTACCTCTGCTTTAACCATCTCCAACTCTTTCATTTTCAAATCTCTATTTCTAACCGCATCTGCATACTTCTCTGCCCAATAAAAGTACCTAGCAGGTTGCTCTACCCATTCATCATCCAATGCATACTTGTCAATCGCTAACTGCTTTTTCAATTCACTGGCATCGCTCATACTTACTCTCCTTTCACCTTTATTATACAATTTCTTTCCAAAACACCCTTCAACTCTTCACCTTTTTCTCGAATGAAACAATCTTCCACAAGACAAAATTAACCCTTGTTTTCCTAAACTAAAATAATCATCTGCAAAGGCTTCAAGTACAAACAACTCCCAAGAAAAATCCCTTTTCTTCTCCATCTTACCTAAGAGAACCTTACCAAAATAACCCAAAACAGCTCTTCTAACCTTTTCAGGATCTTCATCTATTTTACTCAGAATGTCAGCTACAGCAACAGAATCCCTAGAGTTAATTGCCCTGCATAAATCAATCACTGACATATTCTTAGAAGTAAGATTCTTAATGACTTCTAAGGCTTTCTCAGAATTCATCCCTCTAACTTGGTCAAGGAAAACTAAAGCTTTTCTGGGACTGCCTTCACTAGAAGCTACAATACTCCCTAGAACTTCTCTTCCTAACTCAAGATTTAAAAGCTGACAAACCCTTTTTAATAAAATCATCATCTTTTGTCTATTCAAAGAAGACACAGTATAAACAGAACATCTGGACTTGATTGTATTTATTAGCTTATCAGGATCAGTAGTACACAACATAAAATATACATGCGAGGGTGGTTCTTCCAAAATCTTCAACAGAGCATTCTGAGAATCACTTAACAGCAGATGGACTTCATCAAGTATATATACCCTAACATCTCCTTTCATTGGAGATAAAGAAACCTTTCTCCTTATCTCTCGAATAGAATCCAATGAACGAATCTGCCCAATATCTTGTTCAATAATATCCCATTCACTTGCTCCTAACTCTTTGGCCAATATCCTTGCCAAGGATGTTTTGCCGCATCCAGGAGGTCCAGTGAAGAGAAAAGAATGAGGAATTTTCTTTCTATCCCTTGAAAGAATGTTTTTCAAACTTTCTATTGTACCTTCATTCCCTACCATCTCATCAAAAGAGGTAGGTCTCAACTCTACATGTAGTCCAGGCATTTTCTCCTCCTTTTACTATCTACTTTAACTCGTACCAAGATTTGTCTATCTCCCCAACACTTATCTCTACTTCAAAAGGAACAACTATCCAAGGAAAAGCATCAACTATATCTTTAGTCATAACCCTCTCAACTACCTCCTTTACTTCCTCTTCTTCAGAAGGATTAACATCACACATTATTTCATCGTGAATCTCATAGATAACCCTTGAATCAAAATCTCTCCCCTTAAATTCATCATTTATCTTACACATCGACCACAATAAACAATGTGTAGCTGTTCCTTGTATTGGAGAATTTATTACTCTGTTCCTATTCATCACACCTTTTCTTTTGAAACCAAAGAAATACTCCACATACCCCTTACTCAGGTAACTTTTCCATAGATTCTCCTGCCACTTCTTCATAACCTTAAACACTTTCCAAAATTCTTGTTCAACTCTCTTCACATGATTCTCAGACAATCCCAAACTCTTAGCAACAGATACATACCAAGAACCATAAAATTCAGGAAACACAAAACCATTCTTAGCATTGAAACGTTCTTTCTTAGTAACAGAAGAAATAGGTTTTCGATACAATTTGGCTGCCCATTCCTTATGCATATCATAACCTGTTTTCAAATAATCAATAAGAACAGGGTCTTTACTATAACAGGCCATTATCCTCACTTCAGCACCACTATAATCTGCACTAAGTAGCTTATGTCCTTTCCTTGGATAGAAAGCACGTCTTACATACTTCTTCGCTGTTTCCTCCCTCTTTGGAATATTCTGAAGATTTGGACGACTAGAAGATGTTCTATAAGTACGTACCGTATGAATATCTATTGAAGGATATATCATTCCATTGAAACTTTCCCTCTCTATTTGTTTTATGTAAGTTGATTTTACCTTTTCCAATCTTCGCAACCTTAAAAGTTCCTTCGCCAACTCAGAACTATTCCCTTCCAATGCTTCTTTATCAACAGATGAAACCCCAGAACGAGTTAATTTAGAAGGTCGTTGTTTCATTATATCATAGAAAAGAACCCTCAAATCTTTTGTTGAGTTCCAATCTACCTCTCTTCCTTCTCTCTTAAGAAAAATCTGTGCCTCCTTAGAAGAGCCCAACTTACTCAACAACCTGCTACATTTCCTTTCCAATTCCTGATAGGCCTTGAGCAAATAATCTGTATCTACTCGAATCCCCCTAACTTGAAGGTCACACAACATATTAGTAACTTCCATACTAAAATCCATAGCCCTTCGATCTTCAGAGTTCATAAGCCTTTGCTGCTTCTTGAAAAGCAAATTCGTAAAGTAGGAATCTAAAGCATTATATCTACCTAAAACAGGAAAATCTACTTCCTCCAACGTGTTGATGTTAAATTCTCCTCTCCCTTTCATATGAGGAGCCACTTCCTCTTCATATCCAATATAACCAAAATTAAGGAACGTTTGAACTTTCAATCTCGTAGTCCCTGGTGCTTCATTCAATATGTGAGCCGCAATCATAGAATCCCACACCCAACCTTCAGGAACAACACCTAAAATATTCCTTGACCATATATCCTCAAATTTCACATTATGAGCCACTTTTTTAATGGAAGGGTTTACTAAGATTTTCTTCCACAAATTCTCAATTTCTTCTAACTCTTCCTTTTTCCAATGATTCCTATATTGAAAAGGAAAACAATAAGAAGTATTACCCTTACCAACCACAGATATCGTAAGAATTTTACTTATTCCTTTGAAAGGAAACAAGGAGTTGGTTTCATAATCAAAAACAATAACTTTAGATGAAGATAGACCCTTTAATAAGGTGATTACATCTTCATGACTAGTCAGCAATTTTATATCAACATCTACATTAGGAAGTTCCTTATCTCTTTTTATCCAGCCAACTGCCTTCCGTAAGTCTTTAGCAAATATCGCCTCAGCATCTTTAGTATATTGAAGAAAAGAAGGATGATACAGAGGAACGACCCAAACACCCGCTTCCAAATCAGGGATGATTTGTCCATGTATATCACCTATACTTAGTTTGTTCAAAGTACTTTTGTTTTCAGGATGAAACAAAGAAAAGTATGCCGTCAAAGCAGTATCACCAAAAAGAAAAACAAATTTTGGTCTATAAGTATCAAACGCTTTCTTGAGATGTTTCAATCCTTGTTTTAATGGATGTCCCATCATAACTTCACAACATTTTACGGTCATCTC